TTCAAAGGTGGCGGGAGAGTTGGCCTCACGCTGTTTAGCGTGAGAGCTGGCTCTCCTGCCCCTTCCCCTGAGCCGGGGATCTTGGCTCATTCCCCTCTTTTCTATCCTCCCTCATTGGACTTTACGGATGACCCGGCATAAACTTGACAACCGATGTTGGATTTCCCTTGTGGCTGTGATGGAGGACATACCCTCGGGTGTAGTTGTGTGCGTGTCGCTCTGCGACTCGAGCTTCAAAGTGGTGCTGAAATATTGCAAGCGTCGTTGCTCGATTAACGGAGTGGTACAATCCTATGAACCCAAGTGCATTCATGCGAAAGCCCCGGAGGGGTGAGTAGCATGGACTCGAATCAGAAGAGCTGGAGCTCGCTTGGTACGGCACGTAGCATTGCTTTGCCTAAAGACCAAGGGGGTATGGCTATAGGTGGGGGCCTATAGCTTGTCCAGTGCTGGTTGACAGACTCGTGCTACGCGTCTGGTTCGAGTATAAGTAGCTGCAACTCACTATGGAATCTTTTGTTGAAACCGTAACTAAGTCTTTGCCTGTTGTCGGACCAATGGTCTCGGCAGCTGAAACTGCTGTAACCAATATGCTTAATCCTGCGGGCCCATCAGCTCCGCAAGCAATTAGTGCCCAGGAACAAGTGCAACCACAGCAAATTCCAGAACCCAAGCCGGTAACAGTTGCCATGCCCAACGCCACATACACCACCTCCAGTGATGTTTCGTTTGGACCAAGACCTCCTCTTGGCTCAGACATAGCTCTCTCAAATGCCGCTGCTGCTAATACGGGTGCATTAAATCAGTTGAAATTTGTAGAAGTGCAACAGTTTGTATTGAGAAATAACACCAACCCATTCACAGGCATTGCCTCTTTCGCTCTGCCAAAAAGTTACTATAGCAATAAGGAGTTCCCGCAGTACGGGAACGCTAGATTTTTCTCAATGGTAAGATCAGGCTTTGTAGCACAACTCCAGGTGAATGTTGCCCCTGGCAGTAGCGGACTGTATTTATTAGCATGGTGTCCGCCCACACAGAAAGATTTGAGTAAACTAGACTATAGGGCTATTGGCAATTTTCCTTCAGTACTTATGGATATATCCAGGATGACTACTGCCACTCTTGACATTCCTTACATTAGTGACACTAATTATGTAAAAATTGATAGTGATGACCAAGGTTATATTTTAGTTGTTCCCATTGCCCCATATAATGCTGGCCCACAAACGGATTCTGAAGTTCTTGCTACAATGTTTGTTGCTGCTAGGGAAGGTGACCTACAGTGTCCTACTCCATACCGTGAAGGCTTTGTGAAACCCGAAACATACCCAATTATGAACATACAGAACCCTCCAGGAGCTATTAATCTGGCCTCCTTTGAAACAGCGCTGAATGCTCCATCTCTCGCCCTTGCTGGTGAGGGACATTTGATTGACACACACACCCCTGGAGGGTATGCACCTATTAGTGATTTGATTGACCTGTCTCACATACCATCCATGGTTACAAATGACACAACAGATTACCATTACTTTGATTGGACTGATACAACTAATAAGGATGAAATTATAGGTAAATTTAATTTTAAGCTAAACAGTGTCCCCAATTCGGCAATTTTAGCGAATTCATATTCTTTTTTTAGAGGGCCTATAATTTTTCATGTTATCGCTGCTGCATCAACGATGCATAGAGGTAGGCTCAGAGTTTGCTTTAGACCAAATTCTAATCAGGAATATAGTGCTCCTCAGTCAATGGCTGTATATTATTCTCTTTTAGACATTTCCCAGAGTAATTGCTGTACTCTTGCTGTCCCTTTTAATTCGGAAACGTGGATGAGGAGCACTGATGATGTGTTGGGAAGACTCCAGATTTTTGTTAATAACCAGCTTGCTGCTAACAGGACTGCTGCTAATCACGTTTATGTTTATGTGACTGCTTCTCTTGGACCTGACGCCGCATTCTATTGCCCGCGGTCCGGAAAAATAGAGTTTACTGATCAAGGCAATTTTGAATCTTTTCTCAGACCTCCCCCCCCTGAATACCCTGTTAATGCTATTCCCCAGAAAACTGAGCTCTTTGGTGAGTCCCACACTCTTGTCAAGCATTTATTTGGAAGGTTCACATATTTGGGCTACTACACTCCCGACAGTGGTGGATGGAAGAAGGTGGCCCTCAACATTCCAAAACGTGGTGTGGTTAATTTGATGAGAGCCTTCTGTTACTGGTCTGGTGAAGCTGTATTGTGTATAACAAATAATGATGATGCCCCAGTGGAGATTACTCATACATTTTTTGACCAGCCTGATGAACTTGTTGATATGTCTTCTCACGGCTCTGTTCTTGTTCCAGGAAAATCTTCAGTTGTTACTGCAGTTCCTTTCTATAGTTTAACTCCAGTTAGGTCTTTGTCTAAACCTGATCCGTTTGGATTCCTCTACATTGCTGCACTAGGTACGTCACGGAAAGTGGTTGTTCATTTGGCCTTTCGTAATCTTAGGCTCTACCTGTTCTCTGGTTTCCCAATATTGGATTATTCCAAGCTGCAGTCTGGTTGCTTTTGCCCTCTTCCCAATGTGTATGTGCCTCCAACTCACAATGTTCTGCTGGATGGAGATGTCGAGAGCAACCCTGGCCCTCTGTATGTTTGTTCCCAACCAGGTAAGTGCGATCCATTTCCCCCCGTTTTAGGAAAGTATTATGCTTTTGCTAGTAATTATGTACAGGACCATGTGTGTTCTTGTTTTCTCCCCAAAGTTATAGTTGAGGCCAGAGTTTTGATTAAGCCTACTCCTATCTGTTTTATGTGCTACTTTTCCCATAAAATAAGAGATTTTACTGAGGCACGCATCATCTGTCACGGGTCGTGTGAACGGCACTCCATTGACTATGAACCTCCTTGTAAGAGGAGGCTTGTTCTCGATGTTGAGGAGCAAGGATTTATGGATGTTGTGTGCAGGATGTTCTCTGCAACATATCATGACAAGGTGTTGAGAGATCACAAGAATTACATCATTAGGAGTTGCCTCAACATGCTTGCCCTTTCTATGTCCAATGATAAGTGTGTTTCTGCCATTGTTGCTGCTGCCATCACATATGATACTGTTACTGTTGTACCACCTGCTGAGTTGAAGTACCTGATTACACTTCTGGTTGCCCAAACTTATGATGTGTTTGTTAATGCCCTGAGTCTTGTGTTTGGCCGCTTGCCCCGTAATGTGTATGATGTTGCTCGCCGTGTATTCTCTTCCCGCCCCACTCAACAAGGCTTTGCTTCCTTCACCTCTGCGCTGCGCGCATGTGAGTGGTGGATTAAAACAATTGCCAAATTTGTTTCCTGGGTAAAAACCACTTGCTTCTCCAATCCACTAGTGGGTGAGGCGAGAGACCAGCTGTCTGAACTTCTCGCTGCAGCAGAACAGTTAGTTTTAGATGTAGTCAATTTGGCTATTCCCCGAGAAGTTATTGAGGCTAGGCGCTCTAACATTCTTGATAAGCTATCTTATGCAAAGAAGTTGTCTGTCAATATTCCTGAATTGGATGCCTTGGTCAATAAGGCGTCCCTTGCTCTGCGTAAAGTCCCTGCAACATATGTAACACCATCTCATCCTCGTGTTGAACCGTTAGGGGTTTGGTTGCGCGGAGCTCCTGGATCAGGTAAGTCTATATTAATGTGTAAATTAGCTAGGGATGTTAGCTTGATAAAAAACAGTTCTGTGTTTTATCATCCAACTGGATCAAATTTCTTCTCTGGGTACCATGGACAATATGTTCACTGCATTGATGATTTAGGACAAAATAAAGATGAGAAAGACATTTCACTTATTTGCCAGTGTATTTCCTCTTCACACTTTACTGCGCCCATGGCTAACATTGAAGACAAAGCCATGCAATATTCTTCTAATTTGGTGATAGCGACAACAAATATGACCAGTTTTAGGACATACACCTTGACCACTCCTGCCGCACTTGAGAGACGTTTTCCTCTGGTGTGTGATATTGTCCCCAAGTATTCCAAACCAAATGGAACTCTTAATCTTAATTTTGACCCTCATGATTGTTGGAAGATCACTTGTAATGGACAGGAAATGTGTTACATGGATTTGTTTAATTTGGTTTTAGAACGCCTGACCGAGAGAGAGAAACTTCATGCGGACATGTGCAGACAAAATAATGAGCTAGATGATCTTGAGATTGATGATGACATTAGAGCCAAAATATCTTTACCATTTCACACTCCTTTTGATGATATTGTGCAGATGCAATGCCCGTATACTGTAGAAAGAAAGAAGTTTTATGATAGGTACCTTTCTTCTATCAAATCTGACAAATTGTCCCATACAGCAACTTTAGTGATTGGTATGCTTTGTGGCGCATCTCTATTTACCCTTGCCACTCATGCTTTCTCATTTGTCTCCAATTGTTTTTCACATGGTGAGGATCCGCCAGGACCTGGCCCTGACTGTGTGCGTTTACCAGAGTCAGCATATGAGGGGTGTTCCACGCGGAAAACAGCCAGGCAACTGGCTCGTTCAGTTGTTGGTGAGGGAGCGTATGACGGTAACGTTAAGCGCACCACTGCCCGCGAGCTTGCTCGCAAGGCGATACCCTCAGAGCAAGGCCCCTCTGATGTTTCAGAATTCGTCCACCTCCTAAAATTCTGTGCCTATGTTGAAACTCCTTCAGGACCAGTGTTTGGTGTCATCTTAGGTGGTAGAAAAATGTACTTTAATACGCATTATGCTTCAGTTATCTTGGACAAAGATGTTACTGTGTGTACACCCAATAAGAAGTACTTTACAAGATTAACTAAGGTAAGTTCAAATTATGACACAATGATTGTTCAATTGGATATTCCTGAGTTGTTGCCAAGCATTTCTAAGTATGTATCTTCCTCTGTCCCCGCCGATGCATTGCTTTTGTATTTTACTGGTAAAGGGTTTTACTCTCAGTCTGTTTCGCAGGTGAGCTACTTGCCATGTCTAGAAGTGCGCGAGGGAATGCATGGCGCGTCCTATGCATACACGACTCGTACACAGAAAGGCATGTGTGGTGGTTTGCTCGTTGGAAAGATTGATGGAGCTTTTAAAGCACTAGGCTTTCACGCTGCTGGAAGTCTTGAGCGTGGCTTTGCCAACGCATTTAATTCTGTCCCCCCTCTTTCAACTGTGCCTGATTTCCCTGAATCTATTAATTTATCTGGATTATTTTCAAATGATGTTGAAGGTGTTGTTGTGGGTCAGTTTGAAGGTGAAATGTTGCATAGATCAATCAGGACTAAATTCCGCCCTACGGATTTGCAGAATAAAATTGTTCCAGAACTTGAACCAGCTGTCTTATCAGCAAGTGATCCTCGGCTGAAGGTGCAAATTGACGGAGATCTTCCTGATCACTTGTGCAAGAAGTGGAAAGTGAACACCAAAGTTTCTCGTCCAGATGTTCTTGAATTGGTAGTAAATGAGTATATTTCTTCCTTGGACTGTGAGCAATTTGAACCCGTTACTCTGAATGAAGCCATAAACTCATCTGAATCACCTCTAAATTTCAATGGAACAGCCGGTGCCAAATACCCTGGTATGAACCGACGCCAGCTTCTGCTTCCGCTGAACCCTCAGGTACGAGACGACGTGGTGAAGCTGGCTGGTGATGTAGGGAATGGAACTGCCACTGTTGTGTTTGAAACTTTTATGAAGGATGAACTGCGACCAAAAGAGAAGATTGAGTCCGGAAAAACCAGGATAGTTGAATCATGTCCTCTAGATTACTTGCTTCTGTATAGAATGGTGATGCTAAAATCAATGATTTGGTGGTATAATTCTGATTGTATAAAGACTGGTGTGGCTCCCGGAATGAATGTGTACACTGATTTTGTTCCCATGGTTAAGCAATTTAAAAAGATTAAGTACTGCCTTGATTTTTCTGCTTATGATTCTACTTTATCTGATGAGATATTGGCAGCTGGTGTTGAAGTGTTGGCTTGTACATCAGCTGTCCCTTCTTATGTTAGAAAACTGCATGCACCTATTATTTGTAGCCACCATTGGCACAACAATGTAGTTGATTTGGTTTTGGGTGGCATGCCTTCTGGTGCTCCTTGCACCAGTGTTCTAAATTCAATTGTTAATGTTTTAATGGCTAGGTACATTTGTGCTCTTATGGACATTGACTACCCGGTCATGGTGGCATATGGAGATGATAATGTTGTATCATTTGATGAGGAGATAGACATAGAGAGAATGGTTTCCTTGTATAAGACAGAATTCGGTGTTACTGCTACAAATCATGATAAGACTCCTGTGCCAAGACCCATGGCCAATCCTGTGTTCCTCAAGCGCCGCCTGAGGTTCAACCCTGATTTAAACATTCAGTTTCCTGTGCTTCCTCTTGGAGAGATGATCGATAGGATGTGCTGGACTCGTGGTCCAGAGCACCTGTCGGATCAAACTTTCTCCTTTGCTATTGAATTGGCTGGCTATGGTAAACAAGTTTACACTCATATTCGAGATGCTTTCTTTCCCTACATGATATTGCCTCCCTATTCTCTTATGGAAAACACAGTTCGCTCAGTGTGTGGGCTGAACCCAGTGCAATCGTTTCTGTCCAAGTACAACTTTGGACCAGATGACCGCAAGAAGAAGGGCATTGGGTGTTGGCCATGGTAGTGCCATACACTACTGTGCGATCTACAGGTTAGATAAAAAAAAAAAAAAAAAAAAAAAAA